CCTGGAACGACACGGTGGCCACCTTCACGGTCGCCGACACGAGCTTTCAGCGGGTCTCGAAGGGTGACTCCCTGTACGTGGACTGGCCGCCGCAAGACCTGGACGGCGACTTTGTCGTCAAGAGCATGGAGGTCGACTCGGCCGGGATCGTCACCCTGGGCATGGGGGTGAGGGTCTGACATGGCCTCCCTCAAAGAAGATAAGAAGCTGGTGTGGCTCGGCTTCAAAAACCCGCAACAGGACACCAGTCAGGTCCAAACGGAGATGCAAAAGCTGAAAGACGAGGTGGGTGACTTCGAGACTTTCAAGTCGAACCTGGACGCTTACGACCTGGACGGGGACGGCACCGATGAGGATATTTCCTCGTATAGCGACTTCAAGACCTATCTGCTCGATCACAACTTCTCAAGCGGCGAGGCCGATGCCTTCATCGATAAAATCAAAAACAACTTCTCCAGTTATCAGGCCTTTGAGGATCACGTCCAGAACGAGGCCACCTCCTACGAGGAGGTGAAGGTGGAGTTCGGAAGCGGCACGGGTCTGACCGGTGAGCAGGAGACCGAGGAGGGCGGGATCGCAGCCGGCATCGAAATCCACGACGAGCAGGCCATCTCGAAGGACGGGGTCAGCCTCCCACCGGGGACCGTTGAGGTGTTCGCCAACCGAATCGAGTTTAGCGAGAGCGACCCCGTTGAGACCAGTGAGGCGATCATGTCGTACAGCAACCTGGCGATCAGCAACCAAACGCCGAACAAGTACGAGACGATCACCATCGCAGCTGACGTCGAGAACATTGGAGCGGTCAGCGGAGACGCCTACCCACAGCTGAAGATCGACGGCCAGGTGGAGAAGGCAAAGGGGCCCATCTCGCTGCTCAACGGCGAGTCGACCACCGTCAGCTTCGATTACACGTTCACGGAGCTGGTGAGCGCCGACGTCACCATCGCCACGCTCGAGCCGAAAACCGTCTCGGTGGTCCCGGAGGGGCTGATTTAGCCATGCCCAGGAGAATTGAGGAGACCGTCGCGGAGAACCGCTCGGGCCGGAAGCGTCTCGAGGGGTACGCCATCGAGGTGAGCTCGGACGCGACCCGAGACTACGTGTTCACCGGGAACACCGTGGAGGTGGCCGTCGGCATTGACGTGTACACCCGCCCGCTCGGCAATACGATGGTCATGGGTCACCCGCAGGCCAAGCACGGGATGGGCCGCGGCGGGATGGGTGACGCCCGGGAGGGCTGGACCAAGGTCGCCAGTACGAAAGAGACTGGGGCGTTCACGGCCGGCGGTCGGGAGACCGTGGTCGACGCTCTCGAGGGGGGCCGGGTCGGTCTCGCCGGGGTCCTGGTCGGCTCCGGCGCATCGGCCGCCGCCGTTGGGGACGACGCCCTGGAATCCCGAGCCGGGTCCACCTTCGCGTTCGGGCTGAAGGACGCCTACAACGTGACCCGGGCCCGGGGCTCCTTCCGCTTCCAGGAATTCGGGGACGCGGTCTCCGAATACGGAGTGGAAAACGGCGACGGCACGCTCATGAGCCGGCTGACCACAACCACGGTCAACCCAGGCCTCGATGAGGAGCTGAAGATCGAGGTGACCTTCACGTTCGAGGGGTCGGGTATCGGTGACTCCGTTATCACGACCGACGGTGAGACCGGCATCGCCAACTCCATCCAGATAGCCTCCGAGACCGTTGGGCTGTACGAGGTCGCCATCGGGACCAGCTCGGTCGACCCGCTCAAGTCAGACTCCTCCCTGGCCACCGAGTATGATCGGAAGCGGGCGGCCCGGGATGGCGGGAACGAAAACATCCGAGCGTACGTGAAGTGGTATCAAGGGGAGCCGTCCGGGCAGCCGGTCAACCTCTCCGAGCTCGGGGTGTTCGACTACGACGGGAACCTCATCTGGAGGGCGACCTTCGACACCTTCGAGAAAAACAGCAACTTCCCGTTCCAGGGCGGGGCTCAAATCCGGGTGATATAATCCATGCCAGAAGCACCTAAACTCGAAGCACCGCAGGGCTGGCCCCTGCACCACGTACAGTTCCGGGCGATCAGCGAGGGGCTCTCCGGGAACGGTATCCTCTCGAACACTGACTTCGAGGTGACCGCGGGCACCAACGCGCTCGAGATCGACATCGCCAGCGGGACCATGTACTACCAGGGGACCGAGTACGACTACGCTGGCGAGTCGCCGGCCGTAACCCTCACCCAAGGGGACGGCACCTACGACCGGTGGGACACCATCGCGTTCGACACGGCGACTCCTGACGTGGTGAAACACAAGGGGGCTCCGAGTTCGACGCCGGAGCCGCCGGACATCTCCGGGGGGGAAGTCCTGCTGGCCATCGTGTACGTCCCGGCCGGGGCTACCGACATCGACAACTCGAACATCCTCAACTGGCGGTCCCGGGCCATCGCGCAGGCCAGCCGCATCCAGTACGACGACAGTCCCGGGGTGTACAACGTCACCGACGTCGACGCGGCCCTGGACGAGCTCCAGGAGGCCGCGCAGCTCAAGGGCTACCCGCTCGGCAGCGGGGACCTTGATTCCGGGGCGGTCACAACCTCGGAGATCGCCGACGCGACCATCGTGGACGCCGACATCGCTTCCGGGACAACCATCGACCGCGGGAAGCTGGACGATGAGAAGGTGTCGGTCACCGGGATCACGGCTGACCAGACCACCGCCGGCGAGGAGGCGTACTTCGTGGACACCTCGGGCGGCACGGTCACGCTCACCCTGGCCTCGGCGGATGCCGCCGAGGGGAACTTCGTGACCGTGATCGACATCGGCGGGACCGCCGGAACCGACGCGATCACCATCAACACCGAGGGCAACGAGACCATCGACAGCGGGAGCTCAACAACCATCAACACGGACTACGGGGCCGCGGTCCTCTCCTCAAACGGGAACAACTGGTTCTCCGCCGGGGGCGGAACCGGCTCCGGGAGCGGGACCGGGAGCGGGGTCACCCAGGACACCATCGTCCCGTCAGATTCCGGGACCGTCGCCGCCGGGGAGTCGGGCGTCCTTCACGTTCTCAACCTGCAGGACGGGGAGACGCTCAAGGTGAACCAGGCCCACCTGACTCTCGCCGACGGTCAGCCCGCGCCGACAGACCTGGACCTGGTGATTGCCGAGCTCGACAACTCCGGCGGGGCCGCGAAGGCCAAGGAGGTCGTCACCGGGGATGGGGCGACCGTCCACGACGACGTCACCGGGAGCCCGGTGGCCTCGTTTACTTACGACCCGGGTGACGGGTCAGACCAGACCCACGCGCTCCTGGTCGACAACGGCAACTTCAACGCCGGAACCGGGGGCGCACAGGACGTTGCGACCGGTGTGGTCGCGGAGGTAACCTCATGATAAGCAAGAACTTCTCGGTGTACAAGCTTGCCTCGGAAATTCTCTCCTGGGAAAGCGAAACCGACTGGCATGACGCGAAGGACTCGCCGGGGATGGTCGCGGACGCCATCAGCGACCACCCGGCCGTAACGAAGGCGGCGAACGGGTACTTCGTCGGCTCAACCGCCGAGGGGCTGGCGGGGTATCTCGCGTTCGACGGGGATGTCACCGACGAGACACCCCTGGCTAACGACGGAACAGACAACACCTCCGCGGGGTACGTCACCGGGCAGGTCGGGAGCGATGCCAAGGACTTTGACGGGACTGACGACACCGTCGAGATCGACTGGGCTGTCCCGTACACGACGGACCCGCCCTGGACCGTCGCCTGCTGGTTCAACGCCGACGCGATAGCGGACAACGAGTTGGTCTGGGACTACGGGACCACTCGGGCTTACGTCGGCTACCAGCGAAACGGAACCAACGGCTATGAGTTCGCAATTTATAACGGCTCGAGCCACTCCGTGGTCACGTCGGGGAACACCACGACCGGGGCCTGGCTCCATGCGGTCGCAGTGTACACGGGCTCCGAGATGGAGTTCTTCATCGGCGGGACCTCACAAGGGACCGCGGCCGAGTCGACGCAGGACACCGCGGATCAGACCGCGGCCATTGGGGCCGTCGGCTCATCCGGCAATCGAAACAACTTCTTCAACGGGGCCGTGGACGACTTCCGGGTGTACGGTCGGGCCCTATCGAAGCCGGAGATCGACGCACTGTACGCCCGGACCACAACGCAACCAGTCAACGAGGCAGATACACTATGACAGTACACGCAATCGAAATCGTGACCGCGACCAGCCGGCAAACCAACCCCGACACCGTCCCGAGTCCGGATTCGCCGGACTTTGCGGCGGACCTCATCGAGCAGCGGCTCCAGGAGAACGTTCTCGGGACTCATACCGAGGCGGTCTCGGATCAGGCCTCGCCCGTCACCGAGAACACACCGGCCGAGGGTGGGACCGCTCACTTCCGGGGCCGCCGGCGGTTCGACTTGGTGTCGGATAAGACAACCCTTCTTGACGATATCGAGCAGCAGGTGGTCGCTGACGCCGAATGGTACGAGATTCGCTACCACAGCTGCCCCCACGATGAGGCAGACGGCGGAAGCTGCCCCGACTGGACAACCGAACGCTCTTACGGGACGGTGCCATCTGACCTATGACCGGGACCGGACTCGTGGGATGGTGGCCGCTTCATC